TTTTTAGCGTTACAGACTTTAACGCCATAACCCCTCTTTGTGAATCCATGTGCAGACATGGAAGTGACAAAGGAAGAGGAATACACAACTACACAAAATTTTATAATTACATCTTTTCTGAATCTAAAGAAGAGGAATTAAGCATTTTTGAAGTTGGACTTGGAACAGATAATACTACCATAGAATCACATATGGGTGCTGGTTACAATGTTGGTGCCTCACTATATGGTTGGGAGGAGTATTTTACAAATTCAAAAATCTATGGAGCAGATGTGGACAAAAATATTCTGTTTAATAGAGGCAGAATTGCCACATATTTTATTGACCAGCTTGACACTAATTCCATTAAATCACTGCTTGATGACACACTGAAAGATACAGATTTTGATATCATCATCGATGATGGTCTTCATAAATTTGAAGCAAACAATAATTTTCTTCATAATAGCATTCACAAGCTAAAAAAAGGTGGTGTTTATATCATAGAAGATGTTTATGAGGAGATTATTGACAAGTTTAAGCCTCTGCTTACTGATGAGTTTTTTCAGAAAAATAATCTAAAGATAGGGCGCATATTTCAGCTTCCGCATCCAACAAATTCTTTTGACAATAATTTAATAGTACTTGTAAAATAATATTCATATACTATAATTACCTTATGATTATAAAAGATATTAAGGTTTACGATGGCAAGATTCTGCACTCCCGATTTGCATACAAATTCTTTAGAGATAAAACTTTACCAATTGGCAATATCATAGCTTTCAGAGCACCGATGAAAGTTGAACTAGAAGGCATGATAGATAGCGAGGATGTTCTCAACAATGACTATATTTACAGTGATGATGCCATTAATTTTTTGTGGGAGATACCATATCTAGATCCATTTGGTGCTGTTGCGTGGCAGAGACTGTTTAATACGCAAATTGCTAATATTCTTAGTAATAGATTCATCAAAGCACCCATTGAAGTGGATGGAGATGATTTGATTGTGCACAAAGAGCATGCACAAGGTGGCATTACTCAGCAAAAAGGAAAGTGTAGTGTGAGTATTACCTATTCAAAAAATAATATTGCGATGGGCCATACAGGAATTAATATTAATGCGGGTAAAAAGGCACCAGCTTTTGCTTACTCAACACAACTCACTGATGAACAAGCAACTCTTTTCATGCAAGAGGTAGTCAATCTGTTCTACGCATTGAATGATGATATCTTTATTGCAACATCAAAAGTTATTACATGACAATTTTTGATTTTATTAAAGACATCTTATTCACTAAGAGTAAGGCAAGCTTTAATAACATAGATAGTGAGAGTATATTCACACCTTATATGCTCAACAGATGGGCAAGTATGTATTCAAATACTCTAACATTATACTGCAACATACTCAACAAGTACTATCAGTTCAGTGCAGAAAAGGCAGATATCTTTAATCTATTCTTACATGTATTTCCAAAGGTCAAACAAAAGAAGATTTTTTATATAAAAAAAACTAAACCTGCAGAAAAAACTGATGAAGATGTCAATACTACACATATTGCAAATTCACTCGAGATATCTCAACGTGAAGCAATGCTCTATAAAAGTATGTTGAATACCGCTTCGAAGAGCGTAATATAATAACATGGCATATGACATTGATCTCCTACCTACTCAGAAGCACCTAATAGATCTCACAGAACTGCCCAAGAATTCATTTAACTCTGTATTCTATGGATATAACCTAAAAGCAGTGCTTGATGATGTACTACTTGTCAAATATGTTGATGAAACAGAAGATGGTACATCAATAATGCGCAACGGCATTGTTGTGCCTATCAATGTCGATACAAAAGCATGGAGAATTGGTGAAGTGATTCTATGTGGACCAAATGCTAAATATGTTAAAACAGGTGACTTTGTATGCTTCCCTAACAACCTAGGAGTGCCAGTTTCAAACCTTGATATCGATGATTATGGTACTCTGAAGAAAGGTTTGTTTTTAAATGAGCAACGCATCTTTGGAGTTTGTTCAATTAAAAAAGAAGATAACACAGTTGCTGCTGCAGTTTTAAAGAAACGCAGTTAAGCTTAATGAAGACGTCTTTGTCCACATTAAAGACATTACTCATGAGCAATGTTACAGAGATTAAGTTTTTTCGAAAAAGACAGAAGCCAGGCTTTCCACCAACACGCAGAATGCTCTGTACCAGCAGTTTTCCTCTGCTTAACAGCCCCGAAGGGCGCATAGCATTGAATTACAGAGCTCCAAAATCACCACCCAAGGTTAATATGATAGAGAGAAATGTATTAATAACCTGGGATATCTTCATGCAGGATTACAGATGTATCAACATGGCTGCATGCAATTTAATCTCCGTCATACCTGCCAATAAAGAATTCTGGAAATTCTTTAATGAAAAATTGGCCAGGCTTTCATCGCAGCAAAAAATGAATTTCATGAACAAATGATATCCCCCGATATAATAGAAAAAGAAATCTCTAATGCGCTACAAAAGCGTATTGAATTTGTCGTGGAGAGGAAAGTAATAAAATCTGGAAAGCTAATACTCTTCTGTATTAAAGATTTTTATTGCAACTTTACTCTCTTCTCTGATACTAAGAACAAGAATATACTGTATGAGGTGCCATATCCCTTCAATCTAGAAGCTGATGACACTTCAATAACTCTTGACTATACTATTGATACCTTTCAAAAAAATAACCCCAATACACTGGCCTGCATTAATGTTTTTAAAGGCTTCAGGAAACCCTCAAAACTCTTCAATAAGAAATTAGTTTTAAGATTCTCTTTATAAACATAAAAACTATACTATAATAGATTTGTGCTTAGTAAATATTTAAATCATTTTCCTGATAACTATAGCCCCTCTACACAACAAGTAAAGTTGATTGAGAAAGTGGAGAGTGCGTTTGGCAGAGGTAAGAAATATGTTATTGCTTGTGCTCCAACAGGATCAGGTAAGAGCTTCTTATCAAAAACACTCTCTGGATTGGGCCAGAAACCAACACAAGAGTTTACAAATCTCATCAAGAGTTATAATGCATACAAACAGGATTACACAGGCAGCTACACCAGTGAAGCAGAATGTCTAGCTCAACCACCTTTTGGTACATTTGTACTGACAATAACCAAATCCCTTCAAGATCAATATTTGTCTCTGTTTCCTGATACCAACATTCTCAAAGGCAAAACAAACTACACCTGTGATGTGGATCCAAATTTTGATGTGGAAACTGCACCCTGCCTATCTGTGAGCTCACTCAAGGATGATTGCTGCAAACAGAACAGATGTCCATATTACAATGCAAGAAACACTGCTCTGTTATCACCATTTGCTGCTTTAAACTACAAGATGTTCATGGCACTGCCTAGTCACATCAAGCACAAAAACTTTATCATCTGTGATGAAGCTTCAGAGCTTGAAGAGGAATTGGTTACCCGGTTCTCTGCAGAGATTAACTACGAAAGACTCAAGAACTATAACATACCACACAAAGTGCTTACAACAGAGAGCTACGAGAAGGCAAGAGCCTGGATATGTGAGCTGCTTGAAGGTGTGAATGAAAAGATAAATGCTCTCACTGCCACAGTTGGTAAAAAACCAAAAGGATACACACAATCAGAAAAGATAAAGCTTATTTATCTGAAAAACCTTGCAAGTGCTTTGCTAATGGTTGATACTCTGTGGAGTGATTGTGAATTCACAATTGACAAGGACTCCAAGAAAGCTGTGTTCACCCCTTTGAAGATTGACCGTCTTACCAAGCACATCTTTGATTATGGTGATAAGATTCTCTTGATGTCAGCAACCATCATTGACCACAAGAATTTTGCAAAAAATCTTGGCATAACAGATTATGAATATGTGGAAGTGGAGAGTGAGTTCAGTGCTGACAAATCTCCAATCCATGTGACATCAAAGAACAAGCTAAACTATAAGAATTATAAAGTTATTCTGCCTGATATAGCTTTGCAGATCAAAGCCATAGCAGAACACCATAAGACTGACAAAGGCATCATACATACACACAGCTTGGAAATTACAAACATATTAAGAGACAAGCTCAACAGCAACAAAAGATTTTTGTTCAGAGATGAAACATCAACCAATGAATCCATTCTCAAAGAACATCATGGCACTGACCTGCCCACAATTCTAGTCTCCCCTTCTTTGTGTTATGGTGTGGATCTCAAGGATGATCTTGCACGGTTTCAAATCATTGTTAAACTGCCATTCCCTCCATTGTCTGTGAAGCGTGTCAAGAAGTTGTTTGATTCTGACAAAGATTGGTATGAGAACAAGATGCTAAACACATTGGTGCAAGCCTGCGGAAGAGCAACTAGAAGCAAGAATGATTTCTCCACTACCTACATACTTGATGGTAACATTGTTAATACGCTGAAAAGATCACGTGCAAAGCTACCTCAATCATTTATAGACAGAGTTGTTTAATAAATAATTAAGTGAAGAACCAAACGTTCCACTTTGAAATAAAAGATGTAATGACACAGTTTGTAGCTGCGTTTGATAACATCATCATCAAGCGCTTCAATGATTCAAGAGAACCACAAAGTGCATTACAAGTAAGATACGTATATGCCCCAAAGCAAAGGGTTCTGTATGACATTGTTAACAAAGCACAAAACATCACAATACCTGTTGTAGCTGTAAGCATTGCAAGTATTAGCCGTGATGATGACAGAGTTTTTAATAAGATAGGTGGGTTTTATTTTCCGCAAGGTACTGCTGAAAACCTAAAGAAAGGTCAAACAAATTATTACAACAGTCCGGTGCCAGTTAGTATTAATGTTAGCATGTCTATTATTACAAAGTTTCAATCTGATATGGATCAAATATTGAGCAATTTTGTACCATATACAAATCCTTATATCATACTTTCCTGGAGAGTACCAGAAGAGATAGTATCAAATGGGTTTGCTTTTCCTCAAGAGATTAGAAGTGAAGTGCTTTGGGATGGAAACATTACAATGGGATACCCCACTGACATTGCAGCAAATGAAAAATACAGAGTAACAGGGGATACATCCTTTACAATCAAAGGATGGTTATTTACTGCATCATATAATTCAGGCACAGTGAACAATATTTTTTATATTGATTCAAATTTCCATACAAGCACACTCATAACTAACTATCAAGAGCTCTCCACAACAAATTATTACCCTGTTTCATCTGGGTTAATAAATGAAACTGAAACTGTATCAATATCAGGATATCCTCAAATAACAGATATTAATTACAGCATTAATACTGCATATTAAAATGAACTATATCACTCTGTATCCCAGTCAAACTGCTGCCATTGTAATGAAAGGGTATTTCTTTGATGCAACAAGCTTTGTTCTTTTAAGCTGTAGCGATAATACCGTTTTTCCTTATGTAAGTGTCATCAATCTCTTTCCTTTATCTGGTCACCTCAATTCTTCGTTTCCACAAATCTCAGGATATCCTTGGCAGAATTATAATAATTTAAATTTTAATCAAATGTCCATAAATGTATACAATCTACCAGCAGATAATATCTATGATATTGTAGTGGGCAATAGAGCTGGTTACTCAAAGCTCTCTAAGAAAGATTACTCCATCATTGTACTTGATACTACACCAACCCCTACTCCAACACCAGCGCCACCATCTGCATGTATTGAAGGTTGGTCATATACAAACTTCCAGGGAACTACATTTAAGAATGGAGATGCAATTCCTCAGATAACAGACCAAGCCACATGGAATGCTGCCACAGGTCCAGGCTGGTGCTATTATGACAATGATGCTGCCAATGATGCTATTTATGGCAAACTGTACAATCGGTATGCGGTGACTGATGTGAGAGGATTGGCTCCAGAAGGCTTCCATGTACCAACTCTGGCAGAATGGCAAGATCTAATTACATGCTTGGGAGGCTCAGATGCGGGTGGGGGCATATGGCCTGTTGCGGGCGCTAAAATGAAAACAACAGGTACAATTCAAGATGGAGATGGGCTGTGGAATACACCCAATGTTGCCACAAATGAGAGTCTGTTTTCTGTGGAACCAGCTGGCTGCAGAACCAGTGCATTTATCAATCTTCATGCAAGAGGCAGCTTCTGGGTGTATGATGAGAATACCTGCATCAATTTTAACAATGGTGCTTCCTATGTTTACATTGGTGCAGATAGTCCAGTAGTTGGATATTCTGTGCGCTTAAAAGCAGATTAGGTGTGACATCAGAGATAATGACTAGATCTTTAAATTACATAGTATATCATAAATAAGACTATATGGCAGACTCCAATCGCGAATCTACGTTCGGCAGAAATTTAATGAAGTTCATCTCTTCCAATCTACCATACCAATCTGTTGATCCTTCTGCAAAAATTAATGCATTAAACCCAAAATATGAATTGTTTTACAATCAGGGCACCAAAGCAGATGATGCTCTATCCAGACAATCAATCTCCAATTCACCGACATATTCAGAAGATCTTTTTGCTAATGTACTGCGCAACCGTGATTTCCATGATTTCATGTATGCAAACATACAGCCAGACAAATCTCGCAGATTAATGGATTACAGAGTCATGGCTGCTTTTGCTGAAGTAGCTGATGCACTTGATGAGATTTGTGATGAGTTTATAAACAAAGATGAACAAGGTGAAATTGTAAAAGTTGTTTTCAAGGATGCCTCAATTTCTGAACAACAGAAAAACGAAGTACGCAAAGAGTTTCAAAAATACATTGGGTTCTTTAATTTGGATCAAAAAGGTTGGGAGTATTGTCGCAACCTTCTGGTTGATTCTGAACTGTACTGGGAGCACATTATTCATAAAGATTACAGAGATAAAGGTGTTCTAGGAGTATTGCAGGTGCCTTCTGATACAATGGATCCTGTGTACCAAAATGTGCAAAATCTCAAAGTGAAAGGCTATTTGCTAAGGAAGCCTATTTACGATTCTAAGAATCCAGGCAAAATAGTGAAGACAGAATTGGTTCCAATGGACATGAACCAAGTTACATACGTAAATTCAGGAATATGGAATGAAACAAAAACATTAAGACTACCTTTCATAGAAAATTGCAGACGTGCTTATAGACAACTTTCCCTCATAGAAGATTCCATTGTCATATACAGACTTGTCAGAGCACCTGAGCGATTGGTTTTTAATGTGGATGTGGGGAATATGCCACCACCCAAAGCTGAAGCTTATTTAAGAAAGCTAATGGCACAGTACTGGTCCAAGCGCACCTTTGATGCAGATCAAGGTGCTGCAGTGCAAAAATTTAATCCCCAATCCATGCTGGATAGCTTTTGGTTTGCAAAGAGGACAGGAAGTGAAGGCACCAATGTTACATCACTACCAGGTGGTCAAAATCTAGGTGAACTAACCGACTTAATGTACTTTGTCAAGAAACTTTACAAATCACTCAAAGTGCCAGTCAACAGACTTAACCCTGAAGATACCTACAATGATGGAGCAAATATTCTCAGAGAGGAATTAAAGTTTGCCAGATTTGTAATCAGACTGCAGCAAAGATTTGCTTCAGGTATTAAGCCTGGGTTTCTTGCACATCTCAAGATGAGAGGTTTAACAGACAAGATAGGCATCAGAGAAGAAACTCTTGAACTTATCTTCAATGTACCAACTAATTTTTATGAACTAAGAGAAAGTCAAAAATTCCAGATCAAAGCTGAGAATTTCAATTCCATTACACAGAGTGATCTCATATCTAAAACATATGCACAGAAGAGATATCTTGGATGGTCAGATACAGATATGATGGCGAACAGAGAATTTTTACGCAAGGACAAAGAATTGCAATGGGAGCTGTCACAAATTGAGAATAATGGCCCAAACTGGAGAGAAATGGGAGCAACAGTTCCCGGTGAAGGTGGCAGTGAATCAGGCATGGGTGGTGGAGCTGCTCCAGCAGGTGGGCCCCCAGCCTTTGGGCCTACACCTGAAGCACCAGAAACTGGTGGAGAAGCTGAAGGTGCTGCAGATGCACCAGCACCAGAACCTGCTGGTGGCGGTGAAGCTTCTGCGCTTCCTAAATAACTTTTGTATAAATAATATTAATGGCGTGCACGGATATAACCCCGATAACAGCTTTCGAGAGTACCAATCTTAACAGTAAGATTTCCACTTTCACGCGCCTCTCTGATCGCATAATGCGCACTCTGGGTGCACCTCTAATCAATGTAGAAATACATCATGATCAACTATTTGAGAATATAAGCATAGCTTGTGAAATGTTTACTAAATTTGCTGGCTATACTGAAGAATATCTTGTTTTTGATTCTGATTTATATGTGGATGGCAAGGGTGTCAAGCTAGATGAATTGTTCAGCATAACACCCTTCTTTAATAAAAATAACTCACCCTCACCTGTTGTGTATGTAGCTTTATCTTCAATACCAGGCAGTACGTTCTCTTCTTCACCTACTTTAAGCTCAATCTACCTGGATGGCATTTTTAAAAATCAAATTCTAACAAAAACAAATCATCTCAGTGTCATTAACTTCAACAATGCATTAACAGCAAATTTTATCAACTCAAATAACTCACAAGAAACTCTAGTCAATAGTTTTGATTATGATTTACTAGACTATAGAAAAGTTATGGATGTTTTTGATTTTGAAGAAGGTAGTTCCACAGGTGTTAATACTTTGTTTACCATAGAACAATCCCTTGCCCAGCAAACATATTTTAGCTATGCAATGGGCAATTATGGCTTTGATTTGATTAGCTGGTATGTTCTGAAAGACTGGATGAAAATGAGAGAGAAGCTCTTAGCACAAAAGAAATACTATACATTTGATGAAAGAACTCAGTACCTTGTTTTATATCCACCCCCTCGAACACCAGGCTCTGGAAGCAGATTTTATGGAATTATTGCATGTTACGTAGAGAGACCAATAAGAGACATAATCAAGGAACCGTGGGTGTACCAATATGCACTTGCGTTATCAAAAGTGTCTGTAGGTAATGTACGAACTAAATATTCAGGAACAACTCTGTTTGGTGGTGGTCAAATAAATGGTACAGATATTCTCTCGCAAGGTCTTGAAGAAAAGGGTAAACTTGAAGAGATGCTACAATCTGGTCCTCCAGGATTTGGTGATGCAGCTCCTCCAATGTTTTTTGTAGGATAATGCTACCTCTCAAAAAGAACGATAACTACAGACAAGGCATTTTTAAGCCTAAAAATGCACTTAAATATCTGGGCAAAGGCATGCCTGTATATAGAAGTGGATGGGAACTTAAATTTTTTAGATGGTGTGATGATAATGTTAACATATTGGAATGGGCTAGTGAGTCCGTTATCATACCATATGTTAACCCTGTTGATGGTAAAGTGCACAGATACTACACAGATGGTGTGGTGGCAATAAAAGAGGGTGACAAGATAGCAAAATATATCATAGAGATAAAGCCGAGTACACAAGTAAAAGCTCCAGTTAAGGGTAAAAAGCGTCAAAGTACCATGCTTTATGAGAATTACCGGTACATTCAAAATCAAGCCAAGTGGAAATCAGCACAAGAATGGTGTACCAAACATGGATACAAGTTTTTAATATTGACTGAGAGGGAGTTAGGAATAAGTAAAAAGTGATACAGAAAGAATAAATATTTCTATGCCGCTTAAACTCATCGTAGAGACACCACAAGAGAATACTGATTTCGAATACATTTACGAAGAAAAAAACCACAAAGAAGCTCCTAAGCTGTTTATCTCTGGTCCCTATATGATGTGTGAGACAGTTAATAAAAACAAGCGCATTTATTCACGTGAAGACATGGAAAAAGAAGTTGACCGCTATGTAAAAGAAATGGTAGGAACAAAGAGAGCCATGGGCGAACTCAATCACCCTGAAAGTGCTGATGTCAATCTCGCCAATGCATGTCACTTGGTGACCACTTTGAAGCTGGATGGTAATTATGTTGTTGGAAGATCACAAGTGCTCTCAACACCTGCAGGTAAGATAGTAGAATGTCTAATTAAGGATGGTGTGAAAGTAGGCATGTCATCAAGAGCTTTGGGTGAACTTAAAGAAGAAAATGGTGTCAACAGAGTGAACAACATGAGGCTCATTGCAGTTGACTGTGTTGCTGATCCATCATGTCCTTCCGCCTTTGTTAACGGTATCCTGGAGAGCAAGCAATATGTTGTAAAGAACAATGGTGAGCTTGAAGAGATGTATGAAGCTTTTGAGAAGTCACTCTCAAAATTACCCAAACATGATGTTGAATCGTTTTTAAAAGAACAATTCATTAATTTTATTAGAAAAATCAAGTAATTGTAATAAATACTTCTATGGCCGAAACAAAAACAACCAAAGACAACAATAACGCAAATTTGTTGAACTTTGTTAAGCATATTTCTCAAAAAAATTATGCTGAAGCCAATAAATATTTACAGGAAGTTGTCGATTCAAAGCTCAAAGCTAAGATTGAAACAGCTTCCAAGAAAAAACTATTTTAATTTATGAGCAATATATCTGATGTACTCAAGGAAGCAACAAAGGATATCCTTTCAGAGGATACCCTCAAGGAAATTGAGAATGTTTTCAACACGAGTGTAAATGAAAAAGTTGAACTGCATGTAAAGAAAGCCCTCACAGAACAGGATGAAGATTATTCCGCTAAACTAGAAAAGCTTATTGAAGCAATTGATACTGACCATACGAACAAATTACAAAAAGTTGTTGAAGCAATTGATGCTGATCGCGCTGCCAAGCTAAAGACTGTCATTGAAAAATATGGAACAGCCTTGCAGAGTGAAGCAGCAACTTTTAAGAATGAACTGGTTGCAAAAATTTCCAAATATCTTGAGGTTTATCTTGAGAATAAAGTTCCTACTGCTTCTATCAATGAAGCTGTTAAGAACAAGAAAGCCACAAAAGTATTGGAAAATATAAGAAGCATTCTTGCTGTAAACATGGCAGTGTCTAATGAGAGTATCAAAGATGCTGTTGTTGATGGTAAGAAGCAATTAAATGAAGCTGCATCGCAGCTTGAAGCCACAAATGAGAAAGTCAAGACTCTTGCTGAAGAGCTTGCTACAGTCAAGGCAGAATTAACTCTAGAAAAGAAAATTCAAGAGTTAGATGAAAACAGAAAGGTTTATGCAAGAAAGATGCTTGCTAATAAATCTGAAAAGTTCATCAATGAAAACTTTGACTACACTTTGGGGCTTTGGGAAAAGAATGAAGAAGTAAAAACAGATAATATCACAGAAGAAGCTGCTAAAACTGCTACATCCTCTGAAGTTGATAGACCTATTGTAAATGAGTCTGTTTTAACCAATGATGATGCTGATCCTTCATTCAATGCTTATTTAAGCGAACTTAAAAAATACTAATTTTTAATTTCCTGAGGCTATAAGCGCCTGAACAGAAAAAACCGGTCGACAAAAATAATAGGAAAATTATTACAATATGTCTAAACAAATTCGTCCTTCACAGTCTTACATTAGTGAAGATCGCGCTAAACTATTGACAGAGAAGTGGGGTCCAGTTCTGGATTACACCTCTACCAATGTTAGAGCTATCGAAGACGATCACACACGCCTAAACACTGCTATTCTTTTGGAAAACCAAGAGAAGTGGTGCATGGAGTCCAACAACACTGCTGGACCAGGCTCTGTTCTAGGTAGCTGGACCGATAACGGTAACCAGTTCCCTTCACAGAACGATACAGGATTCAATCCTGGTGATTATCGTCTTCCGAAGATCCTCATTCCCATGATCAGACGTACGTTCCCCGAGTTGATCACTAACGAAATCGTTGGTGTACAGCCCATGAGTGGCCCCGTCGGACTTGCATTCGCCTTGCGATACAAGTACGAAGGTACCTCCCTTGGCTCACAAATCAACAACGGTGACGGTGCACCAAACGTCTCCGGCAATGCCGGGGGCCCTCAGGCTCAGTCCTCAGGCGCAGAGCTAGGATATCAGTATCTTGACTCCAGATTCACCGGCACTAGTGCCGCTGCTCTCTCTGGTGATGGTACTTATTTCAATATGCTCGACAGCGACAAGGGTGTTGCTCAGTTGCTCGCTAATTTCGAGTTAACAAGCAAGATTCCTCAAGTTGTTGTTAGCTTTGAGAAAACTGCAGTTGAGGCAGGTACACGTAGGCTCGCCGCTCGCTGGTCCGTAGAGCTCGAGCAGGATCTGAAGAACATGAACGGCATCGATATCGATACTGAACTCACAAACGCTATGTCTTATGAGTTACAAGCCGAAATCGACCGTGAAATGATCATCAGAATGATCCAGACAGCTTTGAACGGTGGCTTAGGCCGCGGTTTCAGCATCTGGAGTCCTGCTTCTGCAGACGGTCGCTGGCTTGTTGAGCGTAACCGCGACTTCTATCAGAGGTTGATCGTCGAAGCTAATCGTATTGCAGTCCGTAATCGCAGAGGCTCTGCCAACTTTATTGTTGCCACACCTCGCGTTTGCGCAATCTTGGAAATGCTCCCTGAATTTCAGTGGGTACCAGTCCAGGGTAATGTCAATACACAGCCCGTCGGCGTCGCTAAGGTAGGATCACTTGCAGGAAGATTTAACGTTTATCGTGACACACGTACAGAAGCTCAGTTTGAAGCCAACGCTGGAGGAAACTTCGGCGGCACAGGCGCTGCGCCAGTTACTCGTGCCTCTCGTCTTGAGTACGCCCTTTTGGGCTACAAAGGACCAGAGTTCTACGACACTGGTATCATCTACTGCCCTTACATACCTGTCATGGTACAACGTACAATTGGAACCAATGATTTCGCTCCTCGCGTGGGTCTCATGACCCGCTACGGGGTTGTCGATAACATCTTTGGTGCTAACTTGTACTACCACGTTATCATCTTGCAGGGTCTCGGCGTTGCGTTCCAACCTGGAACACAATCTGTTTACTTCTAAAAAAAGTAGACAGTAGAGTCCACAAAGAAATCACTTTCACCTGGTAAGTCCCAGGAAGTTTAAAAAAGGGCCTCTTGCGAGGCCCTTTTTTTTTGTCTGAATATAAAAAAATACACTTATTGAGAATAAATATATTATATGGCAACAGATTATATTTCCACAACACCTTGGGACAATCCCCAGAATCCTTGGCCCACATACAGCACAGTTATTGTTGGAGGTGGTGGCATAGCTGCCAGCAGCACTTTGACTCTCACAATGATTAATCCAACTGTTGCAAATGGTGTCAGAGCATTACTTTTTGAAAACGCTGGTGCTGAATATCTATTCTTCAATAACAATGAAGGTTGGTATTGTGGTGACAGCAATGATACATTCTTCCTTGCCACAAGCTCACGTCAAATACCTGTCAAAGCAGCTGGTGCAGCCAATGGCTGGACACGCACTGCTGGCACTGGCACTGTTGCTGCTTTGGCTGTAACACCTGATACCACAAGCCAAACTGCTTGGACAACCCGCAGACTCTGGAATCTCAACGGTTAATTATTGCCGCACTGTCTTTGGAAAGTATTTGAACTTGTCCCACATGGCATGATTCTGCTTCAATAGTTCTTGGCTATTGGCACGGATAGGATTGATATCAATTCCACCACGTCTGACATACAGGCAAGACACCATCAATTCCTCTGGTTTGGTCAGATCATACAGACGCTTGTAAATGGTCTCGCAAATCTCTTCATGAAAATGGCATTCATCTCTGAAGGAGGCAATGTACTGCAACAAGGAGGTGGGGTTGAGAGCACAAGGACCCTTGTAATGAATGTACACATCACCCCAGTCTGGTTGGGAAGTAACTCTGCAATTGCTCTTCAATAAAGCGGAATGATAACGTTGAATTTTTTGTGGATCACCATCTGTCCAGCTTAGTAAAGTAGGATCCTCCTTGTAGCCACGTGATTTGATCTTGGTCACATCAATGAGATTCTCCAGTGTAGGGTACTGAGCACAAGGGAACAAGGGTGGATAATACATATCATCATCCACCGCTTTTGTAAGGCGAACATAGACCTGTACATCTGTTTCTAATAGCTTGGATAGGTCTTCTTGCATCTTGGCTTCCAATTGCTGCAACACACTCACAATGCTGCCACTGAATTTTTCCATGTTGAATGTGTTCATGTACAGCTTGATGGATTTGGATTCTACAATGTATTTGTTTGTGGCAGGGTACACACACTTGGCTATGGCTGCAATGGGCATGCCTTCTTCAGTTATGCAGGACACCTCATAAGCATTCCACACATCATACCCCACAAAGGGAGGATTCTCATCAGATATGTTCAAATGCTTTCTGTTGTTTTGACGAGGTTCACGCACCAGCATGCTTGGATCATAGGTGCACTTGTACCCAGTTATTTTGCCCAAATGCTTTGATATGTTACTGTTATCTAATTCCGTATTCATTAAGTTTTATTTTAATTGCTTCCATGCGCTCTTCCACTGTTCCTTTTAAAATAGTTAACTTTCCCTTTAACCTCTCATCCTTAAGCCAACAATTTTCATACGAATCAATAATTGCATCTCTAAATTCCTTGTTAATGCTTCTCTCACCATCATCCTGCAGAGGCACATCATGAGGACTTGGATAAAAAATATGATCATACTTGTGAATATAATTCACATAGTACATGAGACCCAGACTGTTGGACACAGGAAAATCTTTTAACCTATTATAGGCGAAATAACTTGTATATATCATACCATCCATAATGCACCTATCATGAAGTGCACCTTCAAACTTACTCAACTTGTAGTCAAATAGTAAATTCTCAAATTCTTTATTCAATATTAGAGTTTGAGTCACATCATTTGCCCCTGATTCATTTATATCAACCCCATACTCACGTCTAATTAATCTGGTGACTTCATCCACATACCATAGCTTGGAACCATAAAACTCCTTGCACTTCTTGAGCAGAGTAGTTTTACCCGAACTTTGCGGACCAGTAAAAGTAAATATCACAACATTATTCTAAGGGCAAACATTACATTAATCAATATAATTTTATTATGAACCTGTAACATCAAGCATTCTGTACACCTGCACTTTGCGCTTGACTCCTAGATTATATTCCCGATAAGAGTTGTACACCAATCCATATAAGCCAGGAAAATAGGGAAAGCAGTCTTGTGGCAGCTTACTAGTAAAATAAATCAAGTCATTAAACACAGTAGCACTATAAGAATTGATTAATGATGTTACATTTACTGTGCTGTTGTAAGAACCTGTTCTTGCAATGCCAAATCGAATTGTGAAGGGGAATGATTGAATTTGTGTCACACCGTCACCTGATCCTCTCCCAACTGGCCCTGGTGGCACATCTGGATCTGTAATGGTACCACCAATGTGTCTGTAGTAATTGGTGCTGTAGTCAGTAGTACCATTTGGCCAGCTATAGGGCAAATACTTACTGCCTGTATCATAAGTTGTGCCTTGCATGGATGTATAATCATATATGTTAGAAAATGCAGGAAACAAATTTTGACCTTGACTATTGGTTGGCCAATTGAAGCTTGCTGTAATAGTGGAAACAGTGGAGGTGAATGTACCATTCAGAAAGTTGTATGCAACACCACCTGCCTGATTGAAATTGTTTGGTGCACCAGTAAAGGGGCCTCCAGCAGCTATAACAGCAGCTGTTAATGCTTTATGTGCTGTATATACAACCTGCTTGCACATCCAATCCATGATTGGATAAATCTCGTTAATAGCATTCTCATATTTGTTTATGGATGTTAGAGACTGTGATATGACAGTATCAACAGCACTGAGCTGCACATTTAATATGTTTGTTGCATATGCATAAGGACTAATAATAAAATCCACATTCTTAATGCCTGATCCACTTGAATTTGAAGCTACTACAGTCACTGTAGTTACACCATTATTTGCAGGTGCACCAGTTATGAGACCTGTTACAAGATCAACCGTTAATCCAGCTGGCAGCCCAGATGATGCATAAGAGACAGGATTATTTGTTGCAGCAATCTGATAGCTAAGAGACACATTCTTGTTGCCGATAACTTCAGCTGGACTGGTAATTACTGGTGCTGCCATACTAGATTCTATTTACACCATTTCTTTCTTTTAACAACTTCCGCAATTATGCAATAAACAGCTGTATCACTAAATGCATCAAATATGGACTCATTTGCCGCTTGAAAGGATTTCTTGCGCAAAACCATGTTAATTAATCGCTGAATTTTATCATTCAATCTGACAACAATTGCAGATATGGATGCAATGATATCCTCTTGTTTATGCAGATCAGACCCCAAACTAATATTATGTGGACCGTAGTCAAATTGCTTCTTGCAAAAGGTTTCATACTGCTCTTGCTGGATTTTTTTAAATTCCTCACAAGTTTCAGGGTATGTTGCTTCAACACTTTTAATATATTCTTCAATATTCAAAGTCTTACTCCATAATTTACTTTGCCTGAGTTCAACACGCCCAGGTTGCAACCACCTGCATAGCTTATTGCACTTTGCAGGTCTTGCTTAATTTCTATTAATTTTTCTTCATATGTAAAGCCATCGGTGTCCATAAGCTTCATTGTACCTTCAATATTCTTTTTATCCATCTTATTATGCACGCTAGCTGAGCCATAATATTGTTTATATCGTCTTCCACTGCCATCCTTTACCACAAGAGCAGGACTGTCAGTGCATGCAGCAAATATAGATCCACACATCACCATGGTAGCACCAGCAACCAGAGCTTTTGCTATGTCACCATTGCAGCGTATGCCTCCATCAGCAATAATAGGAATGTCTCTGTCCTTAGCCCACTCCATGATGCAACTAAACATGGGGTAAGTAAACCCTGTCTTATCCTTTGTGGTACATGCATAACCACCACCAATGCCCACCTTCACAGCATCTGCTCCAGCACCATGCAAATACTCTACTCCCTGAAAAGTAGCCACATTGCCAGCGATAACCTTGGTGGATGGCAGCATCTGTTTGATGTGTTTGATCTGATCTGCAACCTTGGAATGGTGACCATGGGCTACATCTATGGTAATAAAATCAACACGAAGATGTCGATTAGCCAATTCCGTGATTATGTTTGCATCTTTAGGCTGTATACCTATGCTGATGGAAATTGTCTTGAATTCGCCCATCCAAGCCTTGTTATTAGCATCTTCAACAAACTTAATAATGTCAACACCAAACCGGTGCATAATGTAAAAATAACCTTCAAAATCTAACATCTTGCAAATATCATAATCAATGCAGCATTTCATGTTGGCAGGCACAACAGGCAATGCAAATGTTTTACCACAAAACATTACATCTGTATCTATTTCAGACCTAGTTTGAATAGAGTTGAAATTAGGTTTGAGAAAAATATTCTCATAGTGTAGAGATATGTCCATACTACTGTTCAAGAATTTTAAACGCGGTAAAGAAGCTTTTCCACAGATCCAGTGCAGTGTAGCGTAAAGCACTGTACACTTCATTTAACGTCTTATTTTTTATATCTGTACCTTGGCTCATTAATATTTCCCCTTCATCCACCCCCGGTGTAACTCTGTGAATAACACAACCAGCTACATCATATCCTTCTGTAAAAGCTCTCTGTTGTGGATTGAACCCCTTCAATGAAGGGAATTTATCAATAAGACCAGGATGCAAATTGTAGATTTCATATTTTTCACATATTTGTTTGGGGATAATTCTCAAATACCCATGCAATGTTACAATTGGATTATCATACCTGGACAGAATATTTTCATAGTTTGTTACATCTGGTTTGGGTGGTAAGTGCTGCCAGCAATGCACCATGTTAAGTTTAGTTGCCCTAAAAGTTGTTAGCTCAATAAGCTTTTTATTAATACCATCATCATTATGTTTGTTATGCACAACACAATCAGGATACACACCAAGTGCATTACTAAGATCATATATCTCAGTTCCTGTTTGTGAGAAAAATGTTATCCAAGGTCTCATCTGCGAATAATTTTCTTAAACATTGCAGTATTGTATTTCACAAGTTCAAGCTGATCATCAGTAAAATTATGTTCAATAAGATCAGCTAATTTTGTAGATGGTTTGTCTTGTAATCCATAATCAGCGTCATACTTTAATCCATGTATAGCAGCAACAATGGGATTACTGGTGTCACAGCTAACAATATTGTGAATATCTGCATCAACATAATATCTAAACTCCTTGGCCAAGGAGCAACCAAGTAAGTGGTGAGGCTTGCTCCAATTCCATACACCGGTGTTTATTAGGTCTGTAATGAACCGCTGGCGACCTGAACAAAATCTCTCAAGTGGTTTACCACCCTCACCAATAACATGATAATAACTAAAATCAAAACTAATGGCAATCATGTCTGCATTATCTGACATGAACTTGTAACATTCTTTTAATTCATGCCAATTCTTACCTTGAACTGCGCCTATGGCTTTTGTGAGAAAACTATTCTTAATATCATTTGCATGATGCTCAAAGGCTTTAAAACTCTCTCTTGTGCCTTCAGCATCCTCAAGTACATCAGGAACAATGAACATATTGGGTTTAATTCTTTTAGCTTTTACCCAGAACTCTTGGCTATCAAAAGCTTTACCCAATTCAAAAATAGAATTATCAAGCAACACCTCTCTATTGTAAGCAGGCCGAGCAAAATTAAAGAAGTCACTATATGCAGGGTATTGATCTAATAGATGCACAAGACAGTAATCAAAATCATTGTATTCTCTGGACATATCAAGTATGGATACAGGGGATTCATGAGATACTTTCATTAGCATAATACTATTATAAAAGTAAATAAAGATATATCAACATGAAATCACCGCTTTATACTGGAAACTATTTGGGCATAGTAATCCAGAATAATGACCCTCAAAAGCGAGGACGCATTAAAGTATTTGTACCCCATGTCTCACCTACTATATACAAGGATTGGACAGAGGTTGCAAAAGATAAGAAATTCAAATTTCTTGGAAAGAATATTAATAGTGACATTACTGATATTCTTGAAGATTTAAAAAAAATATTACCATGGGCAGAATGTGCTGCGCCTCTTGCAGGCGAGAGTAGTAGTGGCCGTTACAACATATACAACAATACAGGCACAATCAGTGATAGTAACAGGCTCAAGACAACAACATCAAGTACATCTTCTTGCAATATAAATCCTAAGATCCTCACCAAGTATACACAAAACCTGGATAAAATAGGAGAAAAGCCTGGCAACTTGTATGATGTTTTTGAGTATAAGCTTTCTGATGCATTTACAAACCCTGCAGAAACAAATGTGAACAATGCTAACAAGTTTAGCTACAATTATGTTCCTGAATCATATAGCAATAGTGCCAAAGGCTCCTTTTCAATTCCATCTGTTGGTGCGCATGTTTGGGTCTTCTTCGCTGGAGGTGAACCCATGCGCCCCATTTATTTTGCAACATCATTTGGATCTTCTGACTGGAATAGCATATATAACGCCACTTCTGGTGTTGATGCATCAGACCAAGCAATAAATGCTCCAGGTATAGATTACCCAGGAGCTTATGAAAACAAGCAGTTAGGCAGTGCAGAGCAGTATGACATCAATGTGGAGACATACCGCAACAAATTTGTAATCAATCAGAAGGGCGGGACACTAGCATTTGTTAATACAGATAATAGAGAAACTTTAAAACTTACACACTTCTCTGGCTCCTTCAAAGAATTTAACAATTCTACTAACATTGAGCTAGCTACAAAAAATGATCAGAAATTAGTTCTTGAAGACTCTTTTTTAACTATTAAAGGTGATAGAAATGAATTCACCCAACGAGATTATGACTTAGTCGTACAGGGTAATTTCTATAAGAAAATTGGCACATTACGGAAAGATCTGGCTCAAGAGTGGAAGGATATAGTGAGTGATCTGGCAGATACAAAGCAACTTTTTGATATTCAAAGAGCAAAGAAAATAACAAACTCCATATTAAAATACACTTCATCAAAGCAATCAAGAAACGGGTCTTTTGGACCATGTCCTGTTTGCAGTACAAGTTATGATTCCTATGTGACATACAATAATGCACTGGATCTCGGATTCATTAATATGGTGATACCTACTGTATCAGATAGTACCGGTGATTATAATTTTGGAAAAACTTTAAGTATACAGGGATTGCTTGGAGCTTTAACATCACCTGGTGTGATGGGAGCTCCAGAGATTGCAACACCGCTTACAAATATTGCTGGTGGATTTGCAGGAGGCGCAGGAACAGGAAGTGGAAATGGACCAGGTGTAATCTTTGGCGATTCATGCCCTGCATGCAATGGTTCAGGTACAAGCAAGTCAACACAAGATGGTTCTTGGAGTAATGAAAATAAAGACCAACAAATTAAGAACTTTTTTAATGCAAATTTAACCAAACTGGCAGCTATTGAGGAACAGTTGGGCTTAGGTGGTAGCGAGATCATTGAGATAACTAAGCACAAGGTGGAGACCATTGGTACAGTAATGAATGATTTTGGTTCTGTGAGGCTTGATGATGTTGGTAAAATGGAGATATCAACTGTAAGAATTGCTAAATATGGAGCGTTTTATGATCGAACTCCATCACCTATTCTTGAATATGTTAATGTGGATGACTTGCCAGGTGGCAACTATGCACTCAATGTATGCAACCGGTATAGTGTTCTCGTTGGAGCAGGTGGCATGAATCTCAAGTCATATGGACCAGTCAATATATCTGGTACTATTACTAATGTAGCTGGTGATCAGTTAAATTTGGCTAGTAATAATGAAGTTAATATTGATGGTGGGCAAAGAGTTTCCATTGTAGGTGATATCATTTCAATACGGCAGCGCTTAAAGCAGCAAGTTGTTGTTGACAGCTCTCTGGGTGTTACAAAAAATCTAATTGTAGGTGGTGGTGGTTATTTTGATGGTGAATTATTTGTCAATCATATAACTGCTCCAGTTGAGTATCAAGAGACAGAGAAGAAGATCATGTGGGGTGCAGCTGCAACTGACCCACTGAACATGAATGGTAAATTACTGGGCTTTGGTGTACCATTGTCTAACTATTCCATTAAAACAGGAAGTGAGTACATACCGGGACCTTTCTCACCAGTAGGTCCACCTTACATAGGGTTCACTGATGCAGAAATGATATGTGGAAGACTCCTTATGTCGACACCAGTGGGTTACGTCCCAACTGGTACATATGTTGGTACATATACTTGTGGCGACTGCACAGTGACAGTTGTAACACAGGTGCCACTCCCTGTACTGGTATCAAGTACTGGATATCCTGGGGGTCCAGATGTTCCTGTCTGGGGTTCAGGACCTGGAAGCATATTCAACGTGGGCGGTCAAATAGGCCCAGGCCTTAGCTTGGGATGTGTGAAAGGAACAGATCAAGGCTTAATTCCTGGCAAGGGGTTGGGTACTGGTGGTGTGGAAGCCACCTTTATGCCCTTAGCCATATATGGTACT